AAAATCTCAAGATGGTTCCTGGTACATATGATGTATCAATTTCATCCAAAGGCATTTCGCATTTCAAACATGCGACTGATGCAATTGAATATTGGATTGCTACTGAAGCTGGTTCTAAGTACGAAGGTTAATATAATGAGTAACGTGATTGTTCCGTCTTCACCAGAAGATCGTAAGAAGATTCTGGATGCACTTGTCGAAATTTCAAACTCACTCACTCGCATTGAAGCCGAGCGTGATTTGATTAAAGACATTCTCACTACAGTAGAAGATAAATTTGAGTTGCCTAAAAAGTACACTCGCAAACTTGCAAAGATTTATCACAAACAAAACTTCACCGAGGTTCAACAAGAACAAGATGACGTTGAGTCTCTTTATGAGAGTGTGGCTAAGTAACACTCTACTTGCATTCTAACATCGTTTATGTTAGAATATATTTTTATGTTATGATAAGGTGAACACATGCTACAAGATTTTTTGTGGGTCGAAAAGTATCGACCAAAAACTGTTGAAGATACAATTCTTCCAGCAGACTTAAAGGCTACGTTCCAACAATTTGTTGAGCAAAAGAACGTTCCTAATCTAATTCTCACTGGTGGTCCTGGCGTTGGTAAAACAACTATCGCAAAGGCTATGCTTGAAGAACTTGGATGTAATTATATTGTTATTAACGGATCGATGAATGGCAACATCGATACCCTACGCAATGAAATTAAAAACTTTGCCTCAACTGTATCATTTTCTGGTGGTCGCAAATATGTTATTCTTGACGAGGCTGATTATCTTAATCCGCAATCTACTCAACCCGCATTACGGAACTTCATGGAAGAGTTTTCTGCTAACTGTGGTTTTATCCTTACTTGCAACTTTCTCAATCGTATCATCGCACCTCTTCACAGCCGATGTTCTGTTGTACAGTTTAAGATAAACGCATCAGACAAACCAAAACTTGCCGCTCGTTTTTTGAAACGTATGACTGGCATTCTTGAAAAAGAAAATGTAGAGTTTGAATTGGCAGTTGTTGCTCAGTTAATTATGAAACACTTTCCTGATTGGCGCCGTGTTCTCAATGAACTGCAACGTTACTCTGCTACAGGTAAGATTGATACTGGAATTCTTGCAAATATATCAAGTGACAATTTCAAGTCATTAGTTGAACGATTGAAAGCAAAAGACTTCACAGGTATGCGTAAGTGGGTTGCAGAAAATCTAGACAATGAACCATCAGTACTATTCAAACGAATCTTTGATAACAGCAACGAATGCTTGAAGCCTGATTCTGTTCCACGTATGGTTCTGTTGCTTGCTGATTATCAATACAAGTCTGCATTTGTTGTTGACCAAGAAATTAACTTTGTCGCTTTCTTAACTGAAGTGATGGTTGACTGTGAGTTTAAATGATGAAAACAGTATTGACAAAAGAACAGAATATTGAAATTCTTGGTAAGATCGGTGAGAAATATGTAGGCAACTATCTTGCTAAGACTCGAAAAGTTGAATTCTCATTAGACAACTTTGATTCTGAAAAAGATTTATTGGCTGATGGCAAGACTGTTGAAGTCAAAGTCGGCACACCATTCATCACTGAAGGTGCAATCACATTTCATAAAAAACAGTTGCCAAAATGTAGAAGTGTCGATGAATTTTATTTTGTTACTATTCCTGCACCCAAACATCATTACAGATGGTGTGGTTGGTTGTTTCGCATTGAAAACAATTTCAGATGTAAAGTTAGAAACGTTACACGATCCAATGGATGGATTGATGAAATGGTATTAGTGCCGATTGAACAAGACGCAGTAATTCCAATGTTTAAAGTAGAAGATTCTGTCATTAACGAAATGATGAAGTACACTACATCAAAGTACTAATATGACACCATTTGAATATCTAAATGCTATCAATCAATCAAAAGAAAACTTGATGGTTGACACCGACAATGATGAACTTGCTGAAAAAACGTACAATGCGTACATCGTTAATAAAGGACTATCTTACTTCTCAGACACCGTACTCTATGCAAACGAGATGAATGGTCGCCATTTACTCGAAAATAAACCTCAATTTTTGTATTTACTAAATACCATTAGACCACGAAAACGCTTCAGTAAGTGGTTTAAGAATGAAATAGTTGAGGATATTAATGTGATTTCAGAATATTTTGGCTATAGTTATGCTAAAGCTAAACAAGTGCAGAATCTCATAACCTCTGACCAGATTAAAATCATGCGACAAAAATTAGAAAAAGGTGGCTTGAAGTCTAAGGAGAAAAAGAATGGCGGTGAACATTGAAGACTTACTTGAAGTAAGATTAAAACAGGAAGATGATTTTTTAAAAGTAAAAGAGACACTAACCCGTATTGGCGTTGCATCTAGAAAAGATAAAACTCTATACCAATCATGTCATATTCTACACAAAAAAGGTAAATATTATATTGTACATTTCAAAGAATTATTTGCATTAGATGGCAAACCAACCGACTTTGAAGAGAACGATTTGGCAAGAAGAAACACAATTAGCAATTTATTGGCCGAATGGGGACTGATTGAAATTGTTTCTAAAAATTCATTAGAACCAATCGCACCATTATCTCAGATTAAAATCATATCATATAAAGAAAAGAATGAATGGTCATTGACGGCTAAATATAATATAGGAACAAAGAAGAGGGAAGAAAATTAAATGGAAGAATTAGTACAATCACTAAAAGTGGTTTTAGCGAATCACTATGCATTTTATTTAAAAGCACATTACTACCATTGGAACATAACTGGTCCTAACTTTCCTCAGTATCACGAATTTTTAGAAAACATCTATACTGAAGTGTATGGTGCTGTTGATAAAATTGCAGAAGAGATTCGAACCCTTGATGCATATGCACCAGGAAGTTTTAATCGCTTCATTCAGCTATCACAAATTCAAGGTGAAGAAACTGTGCCACCAGCAGAAGTGATGCTACAAAGATTATCGAATGACATTCCAGTAATGTTAGCAAGCATTGAACGTGCATATGAATTGGCAGAACAAGAGAATTGCCATAATATAAGTAACTTTATGGCAGATCGACAGGATGCATTTAATAAACATGCATGGATGGTTAAGTCAACCTTAAAGACTTGACAGGCGTTATATAATATGAGATAATGTTATCTCAAAACAAATTAGGAGATTCTATGAAATTTATGACAGTATTGACAGCAGTAGCACTTACTACTCTCTCCCTAGTTGCCGTTGCGGCAGACAAACCAGCAGAAACAAAACCTGCGGCAAAACCTGCAACACCAGCATCAGCACCTGCCGCTAAAGCAGACTCTAAAGAGAAACCACATCCTAAAGTGATTACTCCAAAAGAGAAAGCAGTAAAAGCAGAGGCAAAAAAAGCAGAAGCACCTAAAGCGGAAGCTAAACCAGAAGCTAAGAAATAATTCTTAGTAATTTTTTTATCATTAATTGATGAGGTATTTAAAATGGCATTTGTAAATTCAAGCAAAACACAGACAGAACTCTTGGTATCGTACTTACGTGGTACAGGTCGTGGAATCTCTGCACCCCAAGCAAGGTCTTTGTTTGGCGTTAAAAACCTTCGTGCCCGTATGAGCGACTTGCGCCAAAACGGTTACAAAGTTCGTACAGCAATGAACACAGAAGGTAATACAACTTATTTTGTTTCACGCAGAATGATTGGCCAGGCTTAATAAGTCTTATAAATAAACGTATCTCAGGGATGGGAACGTTAATGGCTCTTCTACCTTAGGAGCGTCTAACGCTGGTACAACGTTATGGTACCCCTGTATTCAGTAAGCAGGATTAATGATACGCCTTCGGGGTATCAATTTTTTTTAAACTCGCTTAATAGGAGAAAAACTATGTTGCAAAACATCAATAGTGCTATCGATACTTTTCAAGGCACAAAAACGCAATTCGTCAAAACATTCGTCAAGAATGAAGAACTTGCAAAACCCCTCAATACTTTCATTGAAGCGCAAACACTTTACGCAAAAGCTGTTGCAGTAGAAGTCAATAAGTTTTTTACAACTCTTGGCATGTCTGCATACACTTTTGACGCTAAAAAAGCGTTTTCAAAAACTAAGTAAGAGGAGACACAATATGGGACACACACCATTACCTGCTATCTTTGGCGCAACAGGGTTCAAAGACTTTGATAAATTTTTTGTTGGCTTTGATGACCAATTCAATCGTCTAGCAAAAATACATGATGACGTTACTAAAAACATTCCTAACTATCCACCTTACAACATTCGCAAGACTGGTGACAATACATACGTCATTGAAATTGCTGTTGCTGGTTTTGGTAAACAAGAAATCGATATCACATTT